CCAGAAACACTAGACACGTTGCAAGAAGTTGTTGCTGCGTTCGAAGGTGCGGATGGCGATCTACAGACATTGATCACTACAAACGCTTCGACGATCTCTGGTCTAGATACGTTTGTTAAAGGAAGTGGAACTAGTCATCTAGTAAATCAGTCTAATAACCCTGCATATCCTGCTGATCCAAATACATGGAATAGAGTGCACAGTGGAGCGGTTTATTCTCTATTAGAAAACGGAAATTCTCGATTTGAAGTACCATCGAGAGATCTAAGTTCTAATTATGGAGTGAGTGGTTGGATTGCACAAACACAACCAGTTGCTGATCCTGCTCTAGTCGTCGGTAATGATTATACAGTTAATTTAACTGTAGAAAGTGTTGAACACAACGATTTGATTGTGTTGGTAGGAGTTGTTAGTAATACCACATATTCAGTAGAACATACTTATCAAACAATAACTGTTCCAGTTGGTTCATCTCCAGTTGACATTTCTGTACCATTTACTGCCGTAGATACTTGGGTAACGATTCAATTATCTTCACCGGCTGGATGGGGAACTTTTGAAATCAGCGGACTTGAAGCAATTAGTGAATCAACGCTAGAAACAACTGCAACATCTGTTGTTGAAGCGGTTAACGAACTGCACTCAGAACTAGATGCAGAGGTGCTACGTGCACAAACTGCAGAAGGTGCTGAAGAAGTACGTGCACTAGCTGCAGAATCGGTACTACAGTCAAATATCAACACTGAGTCTTCTGCTCGCCTAGCGGGTGATGCAGGTCTACAGTCTCAGATTGATACATTGTCTGGTACACAAACTTCTGATAAGAGTGCTCTAGAAGTATCAATTGCAGCAGAAACTGCTCGTGCAACTGGTGCTGAGAACACACTTCAGTCTAACATTGACGCAGAAGCTACACGTGCTCAGACTGCAGAGGCTGCAAACGCTGCCGCTGTCGTAACTGAGAAAGTACGTGCAGAAGCAGTAGAAGCAGGTCTTGCTGCGGATATCGCGGTAGAAACTGCTCGTGCAACGGCTGCAGAAGCTCAACTTGCAAATCATCTAGGTGCGAACTTCACTGACGGATCTATCACAGTTGACGGTCTAGCGACATTCAACGGTGGTCTATACTTCGGTGACGGAACAGGTACTATTGGATTCAACTCATCTGTTGATCATCTACAGGTACTATCTGACCTAGACATGATGTCTAACAGTGTTATCAATGTTGCTGCTCCAGTAGATTCAGCAGATGCCGCGAACAAGGCATATGTTGACGCAACTACTCAGGTGGTAAGTGATCGTGTTGACGCAATCTTGAACGGTGCTGGTGAATCACTAGACACAATCGTTGAAGTAGTTGCGGCATTCGAGAACGCGGATAGTGATATCCAAGCATTGATTACATCTAACAGTGCAAGTGTAACTGCTAACACTAACGCAATCAATGCGGAAGTGGCGGCACGTCAACAAGCAATCATCGATGAAGCAACTGCCCGTGCAAATGCTGACTCTGACTTGAGTGCTGGTTTGTCGAACGAAACATCTCGTGCTCTATCGGCAGAAGGTGTACTAACGTCTGATCTAGCTGCTGAAGTTGCTCGCGCAACGTCTGCAGAAACAGGTCTTGCGGCAGACATCGCTGCTGAAGCGTCACGCGCAACAGCCGCTGAGGGTGTTAACGCGACTGCAATCTCTGCAGAGACAACACGTGCGACTACGGTCGAAGCGTCACTTGCTCAAGATATTGCTGATGAGGCACTACGTGCACAGGGTGCGGAAGCAGTACTAACTTCTGACGTATCTGCAAATGCGACTGCGATTTCAAATCTGCAGACACAGGTTGCTGGTGTAAGCACATCTTCAGGTTCATCTACTATTGAGATGACTGCTGAAGTTGACATGAAGAGTAATAAGATTACTGGCATGGCTGATCCAACTGCCGCACAAGACGCTGCAACTAAGTCATATGTTGACGCATCTGTCGCGACAGAAGCAACTGCTCGTACAACAGAAGACACTTCACTACAGTCTAACATTGACGCTGCAAATGCTCGTATCGACGCGATTCTAAACGGTTCTGTTGAATCACTAGACACCGTCGTTGAGGTTGTAAGTGCATTTGAAGGTGCGGATAGCGATATCCAAAACCTAATCACTGCGAACGCATCAACAATTTCGCAGAACGCTACTGCAATCGCAAACGAGGCAACTGCTCGTGCGAACGCTGACTCAGATGAGGCTGCACTACGTACCGCGGCTGACGCAGTACTAACTGCTGATCTTGCTGCTGAAGTTGCTCGTGCAACAGCTGCTGAGACTTCACTGCAATCTCAGATTGATACTGCTGACTCAGATCTAACAGCATCACTTGCTGCTGAAGTTGCTCGTGCACAGGCTGCAGAATCTGCAGAGACAAGTGCTCGTATCGCTGCTGACTCTGACTTGCAGACACAGATTGACTTCATTAAGGAAAATACTGACCCATCCGCATTGGATTCATTGACTGAACTAGTCTCTGCATTCCAAGACGCAGATAGTGATGTTACCACAATGGTGGCCTCAAATGCAAGTGCAATCGCTGCAACTAATGCTCGTACTGCAGGTATCAGTGTAGATTCTGATTCCAATATCGAAATGTCAGTAGACGTTGAGATGGGTCAGAACAACATTAGAGGTGTTAACGATGTTTATGCTGCTCGTGGATTCATCGACACGATCGAATCTGGAAGTCTAACTGTCCAGACAGGAACTGTTGATTTCTCAGGTTCTACAGTTAACTTCGGTTCATCAACATTGATCGGTTCTGGTTTCGGCACCGCAACTAAGAATGAAATCGATCAACACTTGAACAAGTCTGCTGCAGGAACCAACGAGTTCTTGAAGTGGAACGGATCAGACTACGAGTTCACTGACTATATCGAAGGTCAGTTAGCAACTAACATGATCACCGTTGAAGGTACACTAAGAACAGAACAGCCAGGATCAACCATTGATTGGCAAAATGGTCTAGTACACTTCGGTGGTTCACAAGTAATCGTTGACGAACCGTCTGCCCCAACTGAGGCGGCAAACAAGAGATATGTTGATGAGGCTGATAGTGATCTAAACGCACTACTTTCTACTGCGATTTCAAACGAGGAATCTCGTGCGACAACTGCAGAAGGTGTATTGACCACTAACTTGACTAACGAGATCTCTCGTGCGACATCTGCAGAAGCAGGTCTAGCATCTGATATCTCTGCAGAAGAGACACGCGCTCTAGCGGCAGAAGCTGCAGAAGCAAGTGCTCGTGCTGACGCTGATTCAGACCTACAGTCTGCAATCGATGCTGAGGTTGCTCGTGCAACTGCGGCAGAAGGTGTTAATGCACAGGCAGTCGCTGATGAAGCAACAGCCCGTACGGCTGCTGATACAACTCTACAGTCTAACATCGACACAGTAAGTGGACGTGTTGACGCGATTCTAAATGGTTCTTCGGAGTCACTAGATACAATCGTAGAAGTTGTCGCTGCATTTGAGAACGCAGACTCTGATCTACAAACACTAATCTCATCTAACGCAGGATCACACACAGCGAATGCTGCTGCGATCGTTGCAGAAGAGACACGTGCCCTAGCTGCTGAAGGTGTACTACAAAGTGCAATCGACGCAGAAGAAACTCGTGCAACTGGTGTTGAATCAAGTCTACAATCTCAGATCACTTCAGAGATTGCGGCACGATCTGCTGCAGATCAGTCAATGAAGGACGAACTAGACTCAGACATCGCTGCTGAAGCTGCACTACGTGCCGCTGGTGACGCATCGCTACAGTCTGGACTAGACGTAGAAGTTGCCCGTGCAACTGCTGCTGAAGGTGTTCTACAGTCTCTACTAGACTCAGAACAGTCTGCACGTCTTGCATCTGATCAGGCACTACAATCTGCGGTCACTGCTGAAGAGAACGCCCGTGTTGCTGCTGACGCGGTACTACAATCTGCAATCGATGCTGAAGTTGCGGCAAGAACATCTGCCGACAATACACTTCAGGCGAACATCAATGCGGTTGATGCTGCAGTCACTGCGATCACTAACGGATCTCCAGAGACTCTGAACCAGTTGGTTGAAGTTGTCGCTGCATTCGAAAATGCTGATTCAGACATCCAAACATTAATCTCTAATCTAGGTGGTGACGCGTCTGCATTGACTGCACGTGTTTCGACTCTAGAAGGTGAGATGGATGCAACTGAACTAGCAACAACATCTAATGCAAACGCTATCTCTGCTGAGACAGCGGCACGTGTTGCTGCAGTACAGGCGAACGCTGATGCAATCACTGCTGAAGCAACCGCTCGTGCGGCTGCGATTGTTGCAGAACAGAACGCACGTTCTGCCGCGATTGCTGCATCTGAATCTGATCGTGATTCTGCTGACGCAGATCTACAGGCTCAGATCACCGCATTGTCTACAACTGAACAGTCTTCTAAGAGTTCACTACAAGCTCTATTGAGTCAAGAAGTTGCTGATCGTACAGCAGGTGATTCAGATCTAACAGATTCACTAGCTGCTGAAGTTGCCCGTGCAACTGCTGCAGAAAGTGCACTGTCAACTGACATCTCTGACGAAGCATCTGCTCGTGCTACTGCAGACGCAAGTCTACAGACTCAGATCGACAATATCCTATCTAACACTGACGCGACTGCGTTGAACTCTCTTGCAGAGATCGTCACAGAATTCCAGTCAGTAGATGGAACATTGACAGGTCTGATCAACAGCAACGGTTCACGCATCACTGCACTAGAAACAAGTGTTGGTACAATCGAAGGTTGGACAACTGATAACCTATCAGAAGGATCAATCAACAAGTACTGGACAGAACAGCGTACTAAGGATTGTTTAACAGGTGGTCTATGCATCGATTACAACTCAACAACTGGTGAGATTGCGATTGATGAGGCAGAAGCTGCAACGTCTCTAACAGTTGCGGAAGCGCATGACGCGAACGCACTGGACGGACAGGCACCTTCATACTACCGTATCAACGTCTATGACGCTGCTGGTAACCTAGTCAACTAATCACACTTTAGTGTTTAACAAGGGAGTCTTCGGACTCCCTTTTTTTTGTTTTAAAAAATGTATAAATAGAAGGGTATAACAATTTCGGAAACTGACATGTATTCTACAACCAGAGAAGATCTAATCGACTATTGTCTACGAGCACTGGGACACCCAGTAGTGGAAGTAAACATTGACGAAGAACAGTTGGATGATCGTATCGATGAGGCCCTACAGTGGTTTCGTGAAAACCACCCCGATGGTTCTAAGAGATATTATCTAAAGCATCAACTAACGCAACAGGACATCGACACACAGACCGTAGATTTACCGGACGACCTAGATCTTTCTGCAGTCGTTCGTATGGTGCCAGTGTCTTTTAGTTCTGCGCACTCAGGTTGGTTCAGTGACGCATGGCAGGTTATGGCCTACACCATTTCCGACTTTACTCGTAATGGCGGAATCTTGGGCGACCTTGCACATTATGAACAGATGCAACAACAGTTGTCCCTGCTAGATATGAAACTTGGTGGTGTACCACAGATCACATTTGATCGTCAATACAATCGCGTTAATCTACATGTTTCTAAAACGAAACTAGAACTTAACGACTATATTATATTTGAGGTCTATACTATTCGCGATCCAGACAGCTCTGTTTCGGAATATAACTCTCTGTGGAATCATCGTTTTCTAAAAGAATATGCGACTGCATTGATCAAGCGTCAGTGGGGTCTTAACCTAATTAAATTCGACGGCATGGCACTGCCTGGCGGTGTTACTGTCAACGCACGTCTTATCTACGAAGACGCACTTGCAGACATTGAGAGAATTATCGAGCGTTTTCGTACGGACGAAGACGAAGGTCCAATGTTCTTCATGGGGTAAGATATGGCCACTAATCCATATATCAGTTTAAAAAACAGACAAGAACAGAGTCTCTATGAGGATATTCTCATTGAGGCCATTCAGTTCTACGGTCAGGATGTCTACTATCTCCCGCGTGAAGTGGTTGAGAGAGAAGACATCTTTTTGGACAGCATTCAGTCTCAGTTCTCTGACGCATATAAGGTGGAAGTTTATATTGAGAACACAGAGGGGTTTGAGGGAGAAGGTGACCTATTTACCAAGTTTGGTATTGAGTTGCGTGACCAAGCCACCTTTGTTATTGCCCGTCGCCGATGGAGACAATTGATTGGTGATCGCCTTTCTGAGGCGCAATTCCGTCCTCGCGAGGGCGATGTAATCTATCTTCCTTTATCAGAGTCACTGTTTGAGGTGAAGAGAGTCTACACAGAGTCTCCGTTCTATCAACTGTCACAACTACCTCTTTTCCGTATGCAATGTGAATTATTTGAGTTTTCTGACGAAGACTTTGATACAGGCATTCCTAGTATTGACAACATTGAGGCTGAAGGCGCGTTCCAATACGAACTTCAGATGCCAGGCAAAGTTGAGGGAGATGAATCCTATTACTTGGCAGGAGAAAATGTTTATCAACAATTTGATGATTTCCGTCTTGAGGGTGAGGTCACCACATGGAATAGTGATACACGCCTATTGAAGATTGCGCACACAGGTGCGACCGACGGCAAGTATCACGAGTGGGCAACAGACCGACCTGTCATTGGTGAGAATGCATCTATGACACCAGTGTCAGAAGAAGAAGGCATCAACGAGATTGACCGACTAGGACAGAAAGAAGTGTTTGATGATTGGGCGAACGACTTTGTAGATTTCAGTGAATCCAATCCGTTTGGAGATCTATTCTAATGATGGGCGGACACTTTTACCATAAACGAGTAAGGTCTTGCGTGGCCTTGTTCGGGTCTATGTTTGACGACATACATATTTTAAGAACAAACTCTGCGGGCAAAGTATTATCGCAGGTAAAAGTTCCTCTATCGTATGCTCCATCAAGATCGTTTATTGAGCGACTAGAAGAGATGTCGCAGGGCGAGAGTGCGGAGCGTAGGGTTGCGTTAAAGCTCCCACGAATGTCGTTTGAGATTGTGTCTATTGCATATGACGCACAGAGACAGTTGCCTAAACTCAATCACTTTACTGTTTCGGATGGTAATCAACGGGCAGACAAATATTATGTCGGAGTACCATATACACTGTCATTTCAGTTAAGCGTTTACGCACGATCTCAGGATGATGCACTTCAGGTGGTAGAACAAATCCTACCTTACTTTGCTCCACAATATACATTATCAGTTAAACCTTTTTCTGATCAACCGGACATTAAAGAAGATATTCCTATCTCACTAACAAGTATTGACTTCCAAGATGACTTTGAGGGACCAGTAGAACAACGTCGTACTATTATATACAATATGACATTTGATATGCGTGTGAACTTCTACGGGCCAGAAAACTCAGGACCGATCATTCGTGAGGTTAACACCAATATTAATCTTATAGATACAGGGGGTTTCATTGAAAACATTCAAGTGACTCCAGATCCAATTGATGTGAGTCCAGACAGTGATTATGGATTCTCAGTTTTGATAAATGATAATGATTTTACGAGTGAGACATGATGCCAGATCGTCGCAAACCACCAGCGTTATTTGACGAAGAACAAAAGAAAAACTTCGTACACGAACAAGATTACGAGTATTCTCGTGATACCTACTACGAACTAATTGAAAAGGGTCGTGAATCACTGGATCTTATGATCGAGGTGGCGCGTGAGTCAGAGCACCCACGTGCGTTTGAAGTGCTATCCAACATGATCAAAGGGATCGCAGATGTCAACGACAAGTTGATGGATCTCAACAAGAAACAGAAAGAGCTTCAAAAAGAAGACAAACCTGCCGAAACAACTACTAATAATAATCTATTTGTCGGGTCTACTACAGAATTACAGCGTATGCTGATGGGTGATGAGAAAGTCATAGACCAAGACGAAGATGAGTAGTTATACAAAGAATTCATATCTAGGTAATCCGTTAGTTAAGAAAGATGGTGTCGCAGAAGAGTGGGACGCCAAGAAACTGCGCGAGTATAAGAAATGCATGAAAGACCCCGCATACTTCTGTCGCAAGTATGTGAAAGTCGTACATCTTGATAAAGGTCTGGTGCCGTTCAAGCTCTATCCGTATCAGGAGGAGATGTTTAAACACTTTAACGACCACCGATTCAACATCGTATTGGCCTGTCGTCAGTCAGGTAAGTCGATTAGTTCGGTGGGATATTTGCTGTGGTATGCGCTCTTTCACCCAGAGAAGACTATTGCAATCCTTGCGAACAAGGGTATGACTGCACGTGAGATGTTGGCACGGGTCACACTCATGTTGGAGAATCTTCCGTTCTTCCTACAGCCTGGCTGTAAGGCGCTGAACAAGGGGTCACTAGAATTCTCCAACAACTCTCGCATTATCGCTGCGGCGACATCTGGTTCATCTATTCGTGGTATGTCGGTCAACTTACTGTTCCTAGATGAGTTTGCGTTCGTTGAAAATGCGGCAGAGTTCTATACGTCAACCTATCCAGTAATCTCATCGGGTAAAGACACAAAAGTTATCATAACAAGTACTGCGAACGGTATCGGTAATACCTACCATAAGATCTGGGAAGGTGCGGTGCAAGGAGTGAACGAATACAAACCGTTCCGTGTGGACTGGTGGGATGTTCCGGGCCGGGATGAGAAGTGGAAAGAACAGACGATCGCAAACACTTCTAGTTTACAGTTTGATCAAGAATTTGGCAACACTTTTTTTGGCACGGGTAATACGTTGATTGAAGGTCAGGTGCTTTTAGACCTACGGGCGCGTGAACCACTGCGAAGATTAGAAGGTGGAGATCTTTTAGTTTATGAAGAGACTAAAGAGAATCACCAATATATCATGACCGTCGATGTCTGTCAAGGGCGTGGCCAAGATTATTCCACATTTAATATTATCGATGTTACTCAACAACCGTTTAAACAGGTCTGTGTGTATCGCAACAATAAAATATCCCCAATACTCTTCCCTAATATCATTTATAAGTATGCGACTCTGTATAACGAGGCATACACGGTCATCGAGAACAACGATCAGGGTATGGTCGTCTGTGTGGGACTGTATCAGGATCTAGAGTACGAGAACATTCACCTTGAGTCCGCGATTAAAGCTGATGCGATCGGTATTCGTATGGACCGCAAGGTGAAACGCATCGGGTGTTCTGCTATTAAAGACATTATCGAGAATCATAAACTGGAGATCGTCGATGAAAACACGATCATGGAGATATCTACGTTTGTGTCAAAAGGTCAGTCGTTCGAGGCCAGTGATGGTAATCACGACGACTTGATGATGAATCTCGTAATGTTTGGATACTTTGTTGGAACACAGTCATTCGGTAATGTTGCAGATGTGAATATTAAACAAATGCTCTTTGATCAACGCATGAAAGAGATTGAGGACGATGTTCCTCCGTTTGGCATCATAGACGACGGAAATCATTATGTGCCGCCAGCAGAACCCTATGACCCATACAGTATGAGTTGGGCAAAATATGACCCCGAAGACTGGTAAAATTAGTGTTATTATAAATAGTTACATTGAAATAATTACTCCGTATTATGACAACTTATTATACCTTAACAAAAGGAAACTATTATGGCTCTTAAATTTTCAGAGTCACCAGCAGTAACTGTTCGTGAGATTGACCTAACTGGAGTTGTTCCATCGGTCACATCTACTACGGGCGCTTTTGTCGGTGACTTCAACTGGGGCCCTGTAAACACGCCTGTTCTTGTCGGTACAGAATCAGAACTCGCGTCCACTTTCGGGTCTCCTCTAGCGGGAGATGCATACGCAGGCGACTTTTTGTCTGTCGCGCATTTTCTAAAATATTCTTCAAGCGCATTCGTTGTTCGTGCACCTAAGTCAGGTTCTGCTACTGCGGCTGCATCACCATTCTCTGCAAAGTATCCAGGCGTATTGGGCAACACACTATCTGCTGATGTGTGTGATGCTTCTACTTGGGAAACTCTTGATTCGGACGGATCTGTTGTTTCTTCTTGGTCCTACCAGTCACTATTCTCTTCTGCTCCAGAAGGCGATGAACTACACATAGTAGTTCTATCAGGAAGCGATGTTGTCGATACTTTCGCGTATGTTTCAACAGATCCATCTGCGAAACTAGACAACGGTTCAACCAACTTCGTCACTGAAGTTGTCACTTCAGGTTCATCGTGGGTAGATTTGTCAGGCGTTCCAAGCGCTGGCACATATAATCTAACAGGTGGCTTGGACGGAACTACACCAAGTTATGTTGCGGCATACGGTGTGTTCGGTGATAAGGACACTATCCAGATCGACTTTTTGGTTCCACCGGCGGGTGGTCAAGGTGATGCTGTCACAATCCAACAAGAATTGGTCAGTATTGCAGAAGCACGTAAAGATTGTATCGCAGTTGTTTCACCAGCATATTCTGGTACGTTGACTGTAGATGCAATGTTGGCACACGTAGCATCTCTAGCGCAGAACTCATCATATCTAGTTGTCGATGGCAACTGGTTGAAGGTCTACGATAAGTACAACGATAAGTACGAGAACATTCCGGCGGCATCATCAACTGCAGGTATCATGGCTGCAGGTGACGTAACAGATGCACCTTGGTTCTCACCAGCAGGTTCACGTCGTGGTCAATACTTGGGTGTTACTGACATTCTAGTCAACCCATCTAAGACAGACCGTGATCGTCTATACAAAGCAGGCATTAACCCAATCGTCAGTTTCCCTGGCCAGGGCATCATGCTTTACGGTGACAAGACACACATGTCTCGCCCGTCTGCATTCGATCGCATCAACGTACGTCGTCTGTTCCTAGTTCTAGAACGCGCAATCTCTGCAGCAGCTGAGAATGTAATGTTCGAACTGAACGATGAGTTTACTCGTGCGGAGTTCTCAAACATCGTAGAGCCATTCTTACGTGAAGTTCAGGGTCGTCGTGGTATCACTGATTTCCGTCTTGTTTGTGATGAAACAAACAACACGCCAGAAGTTATTGACCGCAACGAATTCGTCGCATCTTGCTTTATCAAACCAGCACGTTCAATCAACTACGTAACTCTAAACTTCGTAGCGGTGAGAACTGGTGTTGAGTTTGAAGAAGTCGTCGGACAAGTATAAGGAGAATTATCATGTCACTAAGAGTAGACGATTTTAAAGCAAAACTAAAAGGTGGCGGTGCACGTCCTAATTTATTTCGTGTAACCCTAAACTTTCCAGCGTACGCCGGTGGTAACGCAGAACTAACTTCATTCATGTGCAAAGGCGCACAGTTGCCTGCATCAACAATCAACGCTGTAGAAGTACCATTCCGTGGTCGTCAGTTGAAGATTGCTGGTGATCGTACATTTGAGGATTGGTCAGTTACAGTAATCAACGACACAGGTTTCGAAGTTCGTAACGCAATGGAGCGTTGGATGAACGGAATGAATGGTCACACTGCAAACACAGGTTTCACAAACCCTGTACTATATCAAGCAGATCTAATCGTAGATCAACTAGATAAAGATGGTAGTGTACTGAAGAGTTATAATTTCCGTGGCGCATTCCCTAACAGCGTTGCCGCTATCGACCTATCATATGATACAGTTGATACAATTGAAGAGTTCGAAGTAGCTTTCTCAATTCAATACTGGGAGTCAAATACCACTAGTTAAAGGTATTATAAGTAACATTGAAGGGGGTGTTAACTCACCCCCAATTTATTATAAGAGGATTTTATGGCAGACGAACGAAATATTTTCCAAGCATTCGGTTTTGAACTAAAACGCGTTCAAAAGATGAAAGACGAAAATAATAAAACACCATCCATCGTACCGAAGGTTGATGAAGATGGTGCTGGGTATGTCACTGCATCCGGTTCTTACTTTGGTCAGTACATCGACATGGACGGTGGTGCGGCTAAAGATAATGCAGAACTAATCAAAAAATATCGGGCGACGGCAGAGCACCCAGAGTGTGACGCTGCTATCGAAGATATCATCAACGAAACAATCGTTTCGTCAGAACTGGAATCGGCCGTATCTATTAACCTAGACAAAGTCGAAGCTCCGGACAGAATCAAAAAAACCATCACCGAAGAGTTTGAAGGAATCGTTGGTATGCTCAATTTTGAAGAGCATGGTCACGATATGTTCCGTTCGTGGTATGTTGATGGTCGTATGTACCACCACTTAGTTGTCAACGAATCTAACCTAAAGTCAGGTATTCAAGAGATTCGTCCTATCGATGCAACTAAGATTCGTAAAGTCAAAGAGATAAAGCACAAAAAAGATCCGAAGACTGGCGCTAAGTTAGTCGATAAAGTTAATGAGTTCTATATCTACCAAGATAAAGGCGGCGCATCTACTGGCATCAAGTTAACACCGGATTCTATTTCGTATGTCACTTCAGGTCTACTAGACACTTCAAAGAAACGTGTACTATCTTATCTCCAGAAAGCAATTAAACCAGTAAACCAACTGCGCATGATGGAAGACTCTTTGGTCATCTATCGTTTGTCTCGTGCGCCGGAACGTCGTATTTTCTATATTGATGTGGGTAACCTACCAAAGGGTAAGGCAGAACAACACATCAAAGACATCATGTCTCGATATCGTAACAAGATTGTTTATGATGCGAACTCTGGTGAAATCAAAGACGACCGTAAGCACATGTCAATGCTAGAAGACTTCTGGTTACCACGTCGCGAAGGTGGCCGTGGTACAGAGATAAGTACTTTGCCTGGCGGAGAGAACTTAGGACAGATCGACGACATCATTTATTTTCAAAAGAAGTTGTACCGTTCGTTGAACGTGCCACTGAATCGTTTGGAACAAGAGTCGCAGTTCTCGCTAGGACGCACAACAGAAATAGGTCGCGACGAAGTTAAGTTTCAGAAGTTTATTGACCGGCTGCGCAAAAAGTTCGCACACCTATTCTTGGGTATCCTAAAGAAGCAGTTGATTCTAAAAGGCGTTTGTACTGAACAGGACTGGGAATCTTGGAAGACAGATATTCAGGTTGACTACACTAGAGACAACCACTTCGCAGAATTAAAAGATTCCGAACTGTTGCGAGAACGTCTCGCTACTATGGATCAAATTGCCAGTTATGTGGGAGAGTATTTCTCACGTGAATGGGTTATGAAAAATGTAATGATGTTTGATGATGACGACATCGAAGAGATGTCAAAACAAGTCGAAGCTGAGAATGAGAAAAGCGGAGACGTAGATGATATGGAGGTATAATTTATGAGTGATTTAGATACAGAATTGGATTTAGAACTAGAGACCGAAGAATCCGAGGCGGAGATTGATCCAACTCGAAGCTTCGTAGATGCTCTTCAAAGCGGGAACTTCACCGGAGCTGAAACTTTATTTAACGATATTTTGGGCGGCAAAGTGCAAGATGCGTTAGACGCAGAAAAGGTTGCAGTTGCAGATCAGATCTTTAATGGCGTTGAACCGGAAGAGATGGATCTGGATGACGAAGTAGAGGTTGACGACACTTTAGACGTTGAATACGGAGAAGAAGCAGAAGAATTTGGATCTGCAGATTCAGAGTTGGAAGAAACCGAAGAGTCGTGAACATAGTTAACACCATGTGCCACATATGGATAGGACATTTAAGCCCTCCATTGCAGTGGATGAACACATGGAAAGAAAAACACCCCGACTGGAATTATTATATTTTTACAGATGAGATGTTACGTGGCAGACAATGGCACAATCAACATCTAATCGCAAAGTATTATAATCAAGGGGCGTACGCAGGTGTTGCGGACTTGATCCGATACGAACTGTTGTATGAGCAAGGTGGATTTTTACCGCCAGCTGATGCTGTGTGTTTGCGTAATACGGAAGAACTTTTCACTGCGCCTGCGGATCATGCGTATACAGTGTTTGAAAGTGAGACTATTGTACCTAATTTTATCTCACCAATACAAGCGTGTAATCCAGAAAATACATTTGTTCGAATGTTAATTGACGAACTGCACAAACTGAGACCTGAAGACTTGGACCCTAAACCGTACAAGTCTACGGGCAATGAATGGTTATCGCAATTTGTACCAGATAAAGAGAAACACAAACTGGTAATATGGCCGTCCCACTACTTAATACCCAGACATTTTAAAAAGAAACATGTCTACTATGATGGTCCAGATCCGGTTTATGCCGATCAAATGTTCGGTAGTACGAAACATCTTTATCGTAAATAACAAAAAGTTCCATTTAAAAAACTTTTTTGTATAAATACTTTCTAAAGGAGACTTATTGTGAGAACTTTTAAAGAATTACGAGAGGCGAAAGATACGGTCGTTTTCAAAAAGAAAATGTCCGGTTATCCAGTCGTAATCAAGAAAACTGCGAAAGGTTTTCATCTATCAATTGATGGAGATTCGGTCGACACATTTAAGTCACAGAAAGAAGCGGAGACAACCGCGAAACAAGTCTTGAAAGACTTAGGAAAATAAAATGAAACTGATTAGCGAATATGTAGAAACTGACATCGAATGCATCGTTGAAGCCAAAGAGAATGGCGAGAAGAACTTTGTCATTGAAGGTGTGTTCGCTCAAGCAGACAAAAAGAATCGTAACGGACGTGTTTACCCAAAACAGATTATGGAATCTGCGGTAAACAAGTACGTTGAAACACAGGTTAGCAAGAAACGCGCTGTGGGTGAATTGAATCATCCAGAGGGCCCGACAGTTAACCTTGATAAAGTTTCTCACCTCATCACAGACCTTAAATTGGAAGGTACGGATGTGGTTGGAAAGGCACAAATTTTGAATACTCCAATGGGTCAGATTGTGAAAGGTCTCTTAGAGGGTGGTGTTCAATTAGGCGTGTCAACTCGTGGAATGGGAAGTCTTGAGAGTAGAAACGGCGTCATGTACGTCAAAGAAGACTTTATTCTTAATACGGTAGATATCGTACAAGATCCAAGTGCACCAGAAGCTTTCGTTAATGGGATTATGGAAGGTGTAGATTGGGTTTGGAATAATGGTATTCTGGAACCTCAAGTCATTGAAGATATAGAGACTGAAATTAAGCAAGCACCAATTGCACATCAACCTGAAGTGCAGATGCGTGAGTTCAAGAATTTCCTCTCGTTAATCAAATCTAAACTATAAGGAGTCACTATGACTGATTTAAATCAAGCAGTAGAAAGTGAAATCCGCGATCTAGATGTTGAAACAAACGAAGTCGTGGAGGAAACTCTCGAAGAAGCGAAAGCTCCTACTACTAAAGGCGATGCAAAGGTAAGTCAACCAGTTGATGAACCAGAGTCAATCTCTACTGTAGATAAGGCAGCTAAGAGCACTTCAAAGACTGCCCCACCTAAAACAAAGGCAGGCATGGTTAACGCTATGTACAAAGCTGCTTCTAAAATGAAGAAAGAAGAGTTAACTGCAGCGTATACCAAGATGTTCGAAGGAACTGATCTAGTTGATGAGCTTGAAGTATCTGACACAAACGCAGAATTAGCTGCAATTGTGGAAGGTGAAGCAACTCTATCAGAAGAGTTCAAGGAAAAGACATCTGTTATTTTCGAAGCTGCTGTTAAGTCAAAGCTTTCTGAAGAAGTAACTCGCCTAGAAGAGCAGTATGCTGAAGAGCTTGCTGAAGAAGTCGAAACAATCAAAACTGACCTAGTCGGTAAGGTTGATTCATACCTAAACTACGTGGTTGAATCTTGGATGGAAGAGAACAAGTTGGCAATTCAGAACGGTCTTCGTACTGAAATCGCTGAAGGGTTCATGAACGGAATGCGTGATCTATTCGTAGAATCTTACGTTGAAGTTCCAGAGTCTAAGGTAGACCTAGTTGATGAACTAGCAGAACAAGTATCTGAGTTGGAAGAGAAACTAAACTCAACTACTGGTGATGCAATCTCACTTGCTGAGGAACTAGAAACTTACAAGCGTAACACAATCATCGCTGAAGCTTCTCGTGACCTAGCAGACACTCAAGCTGAGAAGCTACGTGAACTTGTAGAGACTGTTGACTTTGAGAACGAAGAGTCGTTCACTAAGAAGATCAACACTGTCAAGGAATCATACTTCTCAAAAGAAATTCCAGAGCAAATTGAAGAGTCAGTTTCAGAAGACGCTGACGAAGAAGTAGAAGTATCATCTTCGATGAATCACTACTTAGATGCTTTGCGTAAAACCTCTAAGAAATAAGGAATCTAACAATGAACAATTCATTCGATCAATTGATTGAGAAGTGGGCACCAGTACTTAATGAAGAGTCTGCTGGTCAAATCACTGATCATCACCGTAAGGCAGTTACAGCTGCTATCCTAGAAAACCAAGAGCGTGCACTATCAGAAGAGCGTGCTGCAATGGGTGGTTTTCTAACAGAAACTGGTCCAACTAACAGCGTTGCTGGTGGCCAGGTATCAAACTGGGATCCAATCCTAATCTCACTAGTACGTCGCGCAATGCCAAACCTAATGGCATATGACCTATGTGGTGTCCAGCCAATGTCTGGTCCAACTGGTCTAATCTTCGCGATGAAGTCAAACTACCAGCCAACTGGTACAGAGGCACTAGGTCTAGACGAAGCAGAAACTGCATTCTCTGGTGACGCTGGTACTCTAGGTCAGGACGTTGACGGTTCAGGTATGTCTGGATTCGATTCAGCTGGCGGTCGTGTTCTTGACGCAGTCGGTCGTCCAATGTCTACAGAAAAGGCAGAAGGTCTAGGTCGTGATACTGGTGATTTCCAAGAGATGGGATTCACAATCGAGAAGACAGCCGTTACTGCAAAGTCACGCGCACTAAAGGCTGAGTACTCACTAGAACTAGCACAAGACTTGAAAGCAATTCACGGTCTTGACGCTGAGACAGAACTAGCAAACATTCTGTCTACAGAAATTCTTGCTGAAATCAACCGCGAAATCGTTCGTTCAATCAACTTCCAAGCTAAGTTGGGTGTACAGACTTCTAACGTTGCTCTACCAGGCGTATTTGACCTATCAACAGATGCTGATGGTCGTTGGTCTGCAGAAAAGTTCAAGGGTCTTGCAATGCAGATCGAACGTGAAGCAAACGTAATCGCAAAAGAAACACGTCGTGGTAAGGGTAACATCATCGTTTGTTCTTCAGACGTTGCTACTGCACTTGCTGCTTCTGGTCAGCTAGACTACACACCAGGCGCTGGTCTATCAGTAGATGATACTGGTAACACATTCGCCGGTACTCTAAACGGTCGCCTACGTGTATTCATCGATCCATATGCAACTACCAACTACTGCACAGTAGGTTATAAGGGTACTAACCCATATGACGCAGGTATGTTCTACTGCCCATACGTACCACTACAGATGGTCAAGGCAGTTGGCGAGAATGACTTCCAGCCAC